GTTTCATCAAACCACTCCTCAATAGCTATGTAATCTTCCCATTTTCCGCCAAATCTCTTTGCTGCTGACTTAGCATGCTGTATTGGATGTGCCATTAGTCTTCATCTACTTTACTTAATAAATCTCCATCATGAAAGAAATCTTCAGTATCAGTGATTCTTACATGATTATTTATAACATACTTTCCTGAAGGAATACATATACATAAATCTCCATAACCACCTTCATTGTTCCACCAGTCTTCTATATCACCAAGAATCTCATCTGCAAAATTTTCAATTTCACTATATAAACCTCCATCAACATTTGCTAAGTTAGATTCAATTTCCCAGTCATTAACTCTATCACATACATCTTCTGGAGTTTCACATGGTTCTTTTGTAATACCAATCCATTCTATAGCACCGGAGTCTCCTCCACCATCATATTTTACTTTAATACCTTTAATACCAAAATCAGCCAACCTAACAAGGAGGCTCATTAATTCTACTTCTGTCATATTATTTGATTTTGTAAAACCTACCTAAAATGTTTCCATTCAGGAATTCTTCTTTTTCAAGTACTTCATACAAAAACTGATGTTTAGTTTCCTGATATGTGAGCTCCATCTGAGTATTACATATTCTAAGAATTTCTCTTTTGATAGGTACTCCAGCTTTGTGAGCATCTTTAAGAATTTTATTACTACTGTAATACCTCATAAAATCAGGTTTCAGTTCCCGCTTGTACTTTTTCAACCTTTTATCAGTAGACATAGCCAGTGCTTTTTTACCAAGAGGTCTCTTGATATTAGCAAAGAAGTTCTTCTTTCCTATGTAAGCAACTGATTTACCATCTATGATAGCAGTCATAATATAAATGAACCCTACGGCTCCTGCAGGAATATCTAATTCCTCAAAGGACTTACCTTGATATATCCAGCTCATGTCTTAATTTTATTAATTCACTAGTAACTTCAGTTAACTCAAGTTCCAATAATACTTTTTCATGAGTTATGTCTCCAACTTGTTGTTCAAGTAACTCATTTTGTTCTACAAGAGTTTCTATTTCAGATTTAAGATCAGCAATTTCATTAATATACTCACCTTCTAAGCTATCAAGTTCAGATTTTACATCAGCAAAGTAACTTGCAGCATAATCAATATGTCTTTCTAACTCATCCATTGTTTTTGCTAAACTCATAATGCTTGTTTTAATAGTGGGAATAGTTTATCTCTGACAGCTTCAACACCAAAGTCTTTTACTGAATCTGATAAATCTTTAGACATATCTAAATTTACATACTCAAAACCATATTTGTTTTTATACTTCTGAGCAGACTTTAGTCCGGGCTCATCATTATCAAACAATACAATGATCTTTTGATACTTATCTAGGAGAGGTCTCATAAAATTTTCTGGTACTACACTATTCTCACTGTCTGGTGCAATAGTTTCAATACCGGATATTCCCAATTTTTTAAAACACATTAGATCTTTCAGAGATGAAGTAATAATTAGATACTTAGATTTAAACTCAAGTTGATCACTACCTTGTATGTAATCTTTTACTTTAATGAACTTGTTGTCTTTGTTCTTTGGAGTATAGATTTTATACAGTGTACCATCTTCTCGGAAATATCCATAAATAAAATTACCTTTTATATGTATAATATCTAGAATATGACCATCATCATCTTCTTTAATCATTGTATAAAATGATAATGGGTGTACATTATGTTCTTCTAATATAGTAGAAGATATTTTAAAACTTTTCCAATATACTTGATCTAATGTATTCCAATGTCTCATCTCATAATCAGAAACTACATACTTATTGTGGGGTTTATACGCAATAGGAATATATGTATTATTAGAAATATAGATAGCATAGTCTTCCATTATTCTAAAAGATGCTTTACCCCTACTTTCTAAGTTATATAAATACATGACAAGATTAAGTCCATCACCACCATAACCTGAAGAAAAATCTTTAAACTTGTAGTGACCCCGGCTATCTGTATAAATACACATAGAAGGAACTTTATCTCTTGAACTAAAAATAGATTTGATTTTAAGACTCTGTCCTGATAATCTTTCAGTAAGTTTCAGGTAGTGTTCAAAGACCCATTCTCTTGGCACGTCATTTAAATCAGAAACAATAGTTGTTGTGGAAATCATACTCTAAAATTTAAAATTAGGGGGAAACTACAATATTTCCCCCTTTAACTTATTAGTCTAGAGAGAAATCTGCAGAAGTTGTCTTACCTGGTAAAATTTCATCTTCACCAAAACTTTGTACATTATTTACTTCAAGTTTCTTAAGATGTTTATTTTCATCATATACTAAAACTCTACCTTCTTCTACTTCACCAAATGCATACTTTCCATTTTCTGCTTTTGGTAACCACATATCATAATTAGTATAACCTGTTTTACCCACATACTCTTTACCTGCAATACAGAATTCCAGATACTTATCTTTGATTGGTGCAGTAGCATTAAATGCTTCTACAAAGTCTTCAATAGTATCATGCTTATTATGTTGAGCTTGCATCCATTCATTAATACCCATAGTCTTACATAAATTTTGTAAGAAGATTAAAATAGACCTATCTCTTTGAATTTTAACACCTGTTTTAGTTTCACCATCTGCAAATGCATACTGAGAAGCTTTAACTCTACCAATTTGACCTTTATAAGATCCTTTATCAGGATTATCTTTATCAAGAGCAAAACCCTCAAAACCTTCAATTGGTTCTGTTTCTACATGCAAAATCAAATGATATGAATCTTTAATGAATTTAAACTCTTCCAGTTCTATATTGTTAATTTTCAATACTTTGTTACCTGGACTAATTGTTTTTGGTAGACCGGATCCACCGGTACCAAGATCTTCTGTACTTAACGCCATTTTATTTTACTTTTTAATTATTAAACAAAAACTTTTTCCCATGATGTCTTTAGAACACCATCAATCATCTCAGTAATTACTATTTCTTCATTACGTAAATGCTCTGGTCTTGCACCACAAGTAACTTCTTCATTTGTCTTGAAAGACAAAATAGTTTTATTACCTTTTCGGTACATATATCCAATAGCATCTGCATTTGCACAAATTAAAGATTTAATCTTACCTGTCAAGTCTATGTTTGCAGACATGACCATCTCTCCTTTATCATCAACTACCTTGTCTTTAATATGACCAGATAGGATAATTGTGGGTGCTAATGTATCAATAAAATCTAAAACTTGAAAAAATGCTTGCCTAATATATAAATATCCGGCACCATTTGGAAGTGTAACTACTGTATCTCCATCAAAGTTTTTACCCATTGGTGTTTGACGGTAAAGTTTGATAGCAAGTGGCATAATCATATCTTCTAATGCAGTTACAGTATCTACAGTAATAAACTTATATGGGTTACCGGCAGCTTTGATTGCTTTACCAGTATCCAATAGTTCTTGTAGATTACTTACTTTAACTTTAAGAGCTTCAACATAATCAGAACCATTCTCTAAATCAAGAATCAAGTTGTCTTCTAGACCTGCATATGCTGTTGTTTTACCAGTCTTTGGTTTAGAATAAATCACAATTCTTTTAGGATTTACTCTTTCTGCTTTGACTTTTTTAGTTGGAAGTACTATACTCATATCTCACTTTTTGTTTGTTTAATCAGATCATTTAACCATGGTCTTGCACTAACAGGTTTCATCAACATGATTGCTGCAAGATCTCTGATAGTAATTTCTGATAATGGTGCATCAGCAATTTCCTCATTAGAACTTTCTACTTCTACTTTAGGAGCAAATTCTTCTTCAAAATCTGGAAATATACTTAATGACTTTTGTAACTGTGGAACTTCAATTGTAGCTTCTTCTTTTCTCTTTTCATAAAGAGCATAACTAATTTCTTGTCCACTAGAAAGTACAGCCATCATTTCATTTACAGGTATAAGATATTTTTTATCTGGTTTACCTTCAGAGTCATAACCTTCAATTATTTCATACTCCTCATTATAAAAAGGATTATATTTGAGTTTAAATAATTGTCTATCTTCAAACATAGGATTCATTCCTATAATTTTAGAATTATCATCATAGACATTATCATAAAACTCCATATAAATATCTTCACCTTTTTTCAATTCCCATTCAAAGAATTGACATTGTCTACCAAACTTACCTTTCTTAAAGAAAGCAGTTTTAATAGTAAAAAATGGATCTGCTAATCCAACTGCTTTAAAAGTTTGCATGTGATGGATAAAGAATTCTCTTTCTCTATCTTTTCTAAGATTACTCATATATATTAATTTATTTGTATTTTTTGCTTAGTTGTTTGTGGGGGAGTTGGTATTTCTATTATTTTCATTGTACTTCTATCTAGCTTAAAGAAGCTTATCCTTGTGGTACCATTTCTAGACTTTAAAAAATGAAAGACCAAAATATCTGGATCTTCAATTAAAAACTTTTCAGGACCATATTGTCTAATTTTTCTTATAGAAGGTTTATTTATACCCATAACAACATCAGCATGCTGTAATAAAGAATCAGAACCATAAATATCAGAATCTAATACATAATTACCATAAGAACCTTCTTCTTGTCTTTTAGGATCATCTATATTTCTGTTTAACTGACTTAAAACAAGAAATGCAATAGGATATTTTTTCTTCATATGGGTCAAGGCTTCACCCAATGCACCTAACATATCAAACTTGTCTTTCTGTCCTTTACCAACTCTAAATAAAGCTGAGTGATCTATAGTTACTAACATGTTTGTGTAAGTACCATCAGTATTTTTATACTTTTCCATTTCATAATGGATTGTGGCACACATTTCATCAATAGTACATGAATCATAAACTACATTCACAAAGTCTTTTAATTCAGTAGAATGGTAATACTCTAAACATTTTTTATAGACTTCTTTATCTACAAGAGCTCCTCCCTTACTCATTAATGTATTGTAATCAGAACCTGTTTGTAAACTAAATTTTCTTACTCCACTGGTTTCATCAACCATTTCCATTTGAAACTTTAATACTCTAAACTTTTGCTCAGGATTCATAATAATGATATCACTAATCAATTGTTCCATAAATAAAGTTTTACCTGTACCAGGTCTAGCACCAACTAAGGTGATAGTTCTCCATTCTAATCCATCACAAAAAGCATCATTAAACTTGGGCCAAGCACTTACCAAAGAAGGTAATTTACCCTCTCTTCTAGCTTTCATTTTAATTAATGCTTTTTCTAAAGCTTGTCTTTCACTAATTGGTAGTAAAGGTTTGGCCCCGTTAAATTGCTCTGACATGTTATTGTGGATTTATATTTAAATTATTCTTTTTTGCTTTGTTATATAATGCATGCATTATGGTTATTATAAGTTCAATAGTAAGATACTGCATAAATGATATACTAACTATAAACAAATTCACAGTATAATAACTTATTATACTTCCCAAAACAGCAATCATAAGCAGTAATCCTTTTTTCATACTACATTTTCTTTAAAATAAAAAGATCCTTCATCAGTACCGGTATTAATAAACTCACAATATGTAGCAAGATCAGAAACAAAAGACTTGTCTATTTCTTGTTTTCTTACAAAATATTGTGCAGTTCTCATAAACTCATAGTTTTTTAGACTATACTCTGCTACATATTTTTCAGTAGCTGTGATTATTGTATCCCATGAATAATCATATGTTTCAAAAAACCATCTAAATGCACTCTCTAAATTTTTTGCATTTACTCTAGCATATTTACCAGATGAAAGTTTTTTATTAGGAAATATTTCAACATACTCCTGTATTTTTTGCAGAAATTCTTTACCCATTAAATCTTGTGAAGTTTTCTTTTTAGACTTTTTGAAAAAACTATCTATTTCAGACATAAAGATAATACTTTTACTTGTTAACTGCAAATCTTTTGTTATCCAATTATCTGATTGTAATTTTACTAGTTGTAAGTCTTTATTAACAAATCCTTTGGGTATAATTCTTTCTTTTATACAATGTAAAATATAGTATGCATTAGGTGTTAAATTAGCTTCAATAAGCCTGTTAAATATTTCATTCATTTTACCAAACTATTGTATTACCATTTGTATTTATTATAATGGATGATATTTTATTAAATATATCATCTGAGTCCCATTTAGATCCACTATATGCAGCACTGGCCGGATGTTTTACAAAAAATTTATATTCTGTATTTGTGGTTAAATCAGACCATTCTTCAGCTTTTTTACCCATATAAACATAAACTAATCCTGGATTATAATTATTTAACCAATCTAATAGATAAGCAGTAAATGGTTTCCATATATCATAATGACTACCAATTTTACCTACTTCAACTGTAAGAGCTGTATTTAACATCAATATACCTTGATTAGACCATCTTTTAAGGTCTACATCATTACTTACTATATGACCATTATAAACTGTTCTATTTATCTCTTCTAAGATATATTTAAGACTTGGTTGTAAATTATTACTATTACTACAGCTAAATGCTATTCCATCTGCAATTCCTAACTGAGGATATGGATCTTGACCAATAATTACTACTTGTAATTTATTATATGGACATTCCTCAAATGCTCTAAATAATTGTTTAAGTGTTGGAGTAAATCTTTTGTCTTCTTGACTTAGTTTATATAACGTATTAAGTATACTGTCAAACTCAGTGCTAAATATAAAAGATTTAAAGATTCTATCCCAACCACTAGCTTCAAGTTTTGTAAACAATTTTTGTTTAATTTCTTCTAGATTCATTTTTTTGTTATTTTTGATAAAAAATATTATGCCTTTAAAATTTAAAGAACTGAATGATGATGCAGTTATTGATATAAAAGTCAATAAAGCCTACTATTTAATGGTTAAAAACTCTTTATTTTTTCTATTAACTCAAATTAAAGATGAAGAAAATAGAGAACAACTAATTAAAGATACTACTTCAATAAGCTATAAAGATATGAGTGATTGGCAAAAAACATTTCATACATTAACTCTTCTTGTTGCTGAAATAGAAAAGCAGGCTAAAGATAAAAAATTATACACTGAAAGAGAAATTTTACAACCTGGTGATGAAGGTTATATAGAACCTAAGCAAGATTAATATTATAATTTTCTCTACCTATCTGTATACAAGCTTCAATAGCAAGCATTAAATCATCTTTACTACAATCTGCAAAAGATTTATTTTCAAGTCCTGAAGCTTGTTTTACCACAAGTTTCATTTCATCAAAAGTATATCCTGACTCTTTTGCTAATTCTCTAATACAAGCATGTACTTTTGCAAGTTGTGCTTTACTATGATCTACACCTATTAGATCTAGATACATATCTACTTTTTGACCCTCTGGAATCTTCTCTAGAAAAATTTCATATGCCAGTTTGTCTTGGGGATGTGCAAATATAAGTTTGCCATCTTTTTTAATAAACTTACCACTAAACATATTAACATGTAATAAGATCCATA